GATTATTAAAAGGATATAAACAAGCTAAGTTAGATGAACCACCTAACGTAATTATTGATACCATACATTCAGTAAAGGGGGACGAAGCTAATCATGTTTTATTATACTCCAAAGCTAACTGGCCATCAAGTTATCGACACAAGGATAAAGATGAGAAATCAAATGAAAAGAAAGTTTGGTATACAGGAGTAACACGAGCAAGAGATAGTTTGCATTTATTAAGCACAGACTATAAATATCATTATCCAATTGGAGAAGATTATTTAGTATATGTACAAGGAAACAAATGAATCATTTAGATCTATTTAGTGGTATTGGTGGATTTAGTTTAGCCTTAGAAAAGGTAGGATTTAAAACAATAGCATTTTGTGAAAGAGATGAATACTGCAGATTGTTGCTGCAAAAACATTGGAAAGGAGTTAAGATATATAATGATATTAAGAAATTGGAAGGAAAGGACATCAAAGAAAAAGTCGACATCCTCACAGGTGGTTTCCCCTGCCAGCCCTACAGCGTTGCAGGAAAACAAAAAGGAACCAATGACGATAGATATCTCTGGCCAGAAATGTTTAGAGTCATTAAAGAAGTCCAACCCACCTTCATTATTGCAGAAAATGTCAGAGGTCTTATTAACATCCAAGACGGCATGGTCTTCGAGACAGTGTGCTCTGATTTGGAAAGTGAAGGCTTCGAAGTCCAAACGTTTGTTATTCCAGCTGCAGGCGTCGGCGCGCCCCACAAAAGAGACAGAGTCTGGATTGTGGGCTACTCCAAACACAATGGATCACTTACCTCCAAGATCAAAAGAGGGTACAATGAAGTTGATGCAGGGACACAGAAAAGGCAGAACGAGACCATCGAATCTGAGAGAACAAGTGGATCCAGAGACAATGAGATTATGGAGAACTCCAGACGCTCATTGCGACAGGGGAGCGAGCTCAGCAAAGAGAATGCAAATGAAAGTAGAAAAGAAAATGCCAATCAGTTTGAACGATCAAGTAGCACATCCAAACATAATGTGGCCGACACCGAGAGAGTTCATGTACAAAGACAGCAAGGTAGATCGAGGCAAGAGCAATCTAGGGGAGAAAGTTGGTGGGAGTTTGAACCCAGTGTGGGTAGAGTGGCTAATGGGGTACCCGGGCGGGTATACCGACTTAAAGCATTGGGAAACTCTATCGTCCCGCAAATCGCAGAAGAAATAGGAAGGGCAATATGGAAAATAACAAAGAACCAAAACTAAGAATACTAAGCCTTGGAGCAGGCGTACAGAGCTCTACAATGGCTTTGATGGCAGATGCTGGAGAGTTTGGTGTGAAACCAGACGCAGCTATCTTCGCAGACACGGGTTGGGAGCCTGAACCCGTAATAAAACATTTAGAGTATCTAAAATCTGTATTAAGCTATCCTGTGTATTTAGTTAAGAAAGGTAATATTCAAGATGATATCCTCAAGGCTCTCGCACCTGGCGGTAACCAATTTGCTTCTGCACCATTCTATACTTTAAACGAACAAGGTAAGAAAGGTATGGGTAGAAGACAATGCACGAGAGAATACAAGATAACTCCAATTGCTAAAAAGATTAGAGAACTATGTGGATTAAAACCAAGACAAAGATTTCCAAAAACAGAGTATGTGGAAGTATGGGTTGGTATATCAACTGATGAAGTGATGCGTATGAAACCATCAAGATTTTGGTGGCAGAAAAATGTGTGGCCTTTAATAGAAAAGAAAATGTCTAGAACAGATTGTTTAAAATGGTATGAAGGCAAAGGATTTAAGATACCAGTTAAGAGTGCATGTATTGGATGTCCTTTTCATGATGATAAATTTTGGATTGATATGAGAGATAATCGTCCGAAAGAGTTTGCATCTGCTGTAGAATTTGATAAAAAGATGCGTATGCATAACCCTAAAGTTAAAAACTTTGTACATCGACAATGTGTACCACTAGATCAAGTGAAGTTTAAAGATGATGAGGGGCCAGATTTATTCAATCAAGAATGCGAAGGGATGTGTGGATTATAGTATGACAAATAGCGGTCTTATGGATGAAGCTTTTCCGCAAGATAAGCAGATAGGTGGAAATCATTACAAGGATTTTCATATTCAACCGTATGAATTTATTAGTAAAAATAACTTATCGTTCTTTCAAGGGAACGTTATTAAGTATGTTTGTAGGTATATGAATAAAAATGGTATCGAAGATCTAGATAAAATTATTCACTACTGTGAGTTAGAGAAAAAGAAAATGAAAGACATGCATGGGAAAGAACGTAGTAAAAAGAAATCTTAAAGTTGACGGAGTTGAGTTTGAACTTGAAATTTATTTAAGATTAGAAACTAAAGGTCATAGTAATAGACAGTATCCAGCATTTGAAATCTTTCCAAAAGATTACCATGCAGCTTTGTATGCATTTAGTAATAAAGACGAACTAAATAAATTAATCAAAGAAAAATATATAGAGGAACCAAGAAAAAAATGACAGGCTTACAATTTACATTTAATTTTAAAAAACATATTTGGTCATGTCCATCAGAGTATAAAGATCTTTCAGGTTATGATGAGATTGCAATTGACTTAGAGACAAGAGACGAAGGTATTAATAATAAGTTAGGTGCAGGTTGGGCAACTGGTAATGGTTATGTTATTGGTTTTGCTGTAGCTGTAGAAGGTTGGCAGGGGTACTATCCATTTAAACATTTTGGTGGTGGTAACATGATTGAACCACAAGTTTTACAATATATGAAAGATGTGTGTAAGTTACCTTCAAGAAAAATATTTCATAACGCACAGTATGATGTCGGTTGGTTAAGACATATGGGTATAGAGGTAGAAGGTGAGATAGTAGATACTATGGTCGCTGCTGGAGTTATTGATGAGAATAGATGGTCTTATAGTTTAAATGCCCTAGCTAAAGATTATCTTGGTGAGCTGAAGTCCGAAAATGATTTAAAAGAAGCTGCTAAGGATCATGGAATAGATCCTAAAGCAGAGATGTGGAAGTTACCTGCAGAACATGTCGGGTTTTATGCGGAACAAGATGCACGCCTCACGTACCTGTTATGGCAAAGATTTAAACCAGAATTATATAATCAAAACCTTGAAACAGTTTGGAACTTAGAGAATAAATTATTACCGATCTTAATTAAGATGAGAGAAAAAGGGGTAAGAGTTGATGTTGATAGGGCTCATAGATTAAAGAAAGAGTTTCAGGATCAGGAGAAAGACTATTTATTAAAAATAAAACAATTAGTAGGAAAAGACATAGACATATGGGCAGCACGACAAATAGGAGAAGCCTATGACAAACTTGGGATAGATTATCCACGTACTGACAAAACTCATGAGCCATCTTTTACATCTAATTGGTTAGCTAATTCGAAACACGAAATTAGTAAATTTATAGCACAGGCTAGAGAGATCAACAAGTTTCATGGTACATTCCTGGACTCAATTTTAAGATATGAACATAATGGGAGAATACATGGTGAGATTAATCAATTACGTAGCGACAGTGGTGGGACCGTTTCTGGCCGTCTGTCTATGGCTAATCCTAATCTTCAACAGCTACCCGCTCGTAATAAAGACTTTGGCCCAAAAATCCGAGGACTTTTCTTACCAGAAGAAGGCTGTAAGTGGGGATCATTTGACTATAGCCAACAAGAACCAAGAATGGTAGTGCATTATGCAGCGAGCATAGGTGAAGGTTATGAAGGATCTAACGAATTAGTAGAGGCATATTCGAATTCTGAAACAGACTTCCACCAAACAGTTGCAGATCTAGCAGGAATAGAGAGAACGCAAGCAAAGACAATAGGATTAGGTCTAATGTACGGTATGGGTAAAAATAAATTAGCCATATCTCTAGGACTATCAAAGGAAGAAGCAGAAACATTAATATCAAAATATAATCGTAAAGTACCATTTGTAAAATTATTATCCGATAGATGTATGAGAAAAGCAAATGATGAGGGTGTAATTAGAACTAAAAAGGGTAGAAAATGTAGATTTGATATGTGGGAACCCAAAGATTTTGGTATTCATACACCAGAAACATTTGAAAATGCTGTAGCAAAATATGGTAAAAACAATATTAAACGAGCCTTTACCTACAAAGCTTTAAATAGATTAATACAAGGATCCGCAGCTGATCAGACTAAACAAGCAATTGTTAGTTGTTACGAAGCAGGATACTTACCTAAAATACAAATCCATGATGAATTATGTTTTGATATTAAAGATGATGATGATATAAAAACTATTAAAGAAACAATGGAAACTTGCATGGAATTTAAGGTGCCAAGTAAAGTAGATGTAGCATTAGGAGATGACTTTGGACAAGCTTCATAAAAATGAAATTGCAGGAGTAGGTACAGTTGTTTGGCCTACATACATGATCTTTAAAGAAAGATTAGTTTTAAAAAAGTTTGACGATATAAAAATTGTACACGGAACTCATGCTGAATTTAAACAAACAGTAAGATTTGATATGGAAAAACACGGATTGCTATGTCCAATGGTTATAGATGAAAAAGATCAATTG